CTGGTCGAAGTTCACCCGTGCGGCGAAGATCGCATCCACCAGCTCGTCGCCTTTTGCCTGGTTGGTGGCAGCGGCGTAGCCAGCAGAGAGGGTCTTGCCGGCACCGATGCGACCGGCGTTGCCGGCTTTGCCCAGGGGCTCGGTGACGTTGGATGCAGCGGCAAACAGGATGCGAGCCACACGCTTGTCGTACTCGTAGGCCAGGGCCCGGCCGAGTTCGGTGGTGTAGATCTGGCGCACGTCGTAGTACGCCATCAGCTCGTCGATCTCTGCCACAGCAGCGTCGGCGATCATCAGGCCGTCGAGCTCAATCAGGCGCTCGTTCAGGTCGGAAGGGTTGTTACCTTCACCCAGGATTGGAACCCCGGGCGAGTGGTACCTCGCTGCCATTTTCCCGGTGATGGGGAAGGCAACCGATTTCCCACCTTTGATGTTGCGCTCGCGGGTTTTGCCCTTGAACACAGTGGTGCGCTCGAACGCATCGAGAACTTCAGCGGCGCCGAGCTTGAGGAATAGGGCACGGTCATCACCCGTGCCTTTGATTTGACCAAGCCGCTGAAGCGCGGCATCGGGAGGGGTAGCCATGGTGTTTCAAAGAAGAAGTGATCGGCTGACTTCTTCCCCTCTGCACCGGGTTGTCTCCCTAGGGAGGCCCGTTCAGTTACGGGGGTGTAGAACTTGCCTCCCTTGAGAGTAACTAGAAGACGTCTGAGGCGTCCAACATCCGAATCACTTGCGCGCGGTAGGCCTCATCGACGTCGTACAAGCGCTGGCCCTTGGCATTGAGCTTGTTCATCGCCTCGAGAACTTGAGCTTTCGACTCGAATGTCTTGCCGGCTGATGGCGCACGGCCACTGCCCACCAGCTCTGGCTCCTTAAGGGTCGCCTGTTTGGGTGCGCTGCCCTGAGATGCCCGTGCCTGCATCGCTTTCAGCGCCCAGCGGATCGCCTCCTTGTTCCCAGCGGCGACCACTGCGTTGTACTCGTCGATCTCGTCCTGGGGGACGTTCTCCTTGACCCAGGCCGACAGCTGTTGGAACTGCTCCTCGCCGCCGACCAGCCCTTTGATCTCAGCCTGGTCCTCGGCGCTCAGTTCAGTGGGCCCAGACTCAGATTCGTAGCCGCCCTCGAGGTAGCGCTCGACGATGGAGCGGGGGATGCCAACGCCCTCGAGCTTTTCCATGAAAGGCTCGACGTCCTGGCCCGCCTCAAAGGCGGCCGCCATTTCATAGGGGTTGAACTCGGCCTCCTCGAACTTGCCGGCCAGGAACTCGCCGTACTCCTTGACGCCTTCCTCCTTGGTGTAAGCCTTGGGGGGTGAAGGTGGGGTTTCATCGGGCTGGTCCTTGGGCTGGCCCAGTTTCCTTTCCAGCTCTTGGTAAGCCTTGGCCAGCTCCTCCTGGCTGTTGAACTTGCCGAGGATCTTCTCCGGCTCGGCCTGCTCGGCGTCCCGTTCTGCCAGAAACTCCTCGAGCAGGCTCTCCTGCCCGGGGGCGACCGGCGTTTCGTTGATGGCTTCAGCGGTGCTGAGGCTGTTGTCGACGGGTGCTTGGGTCATTGCGGTTCGGTGGGTTGGTCAGGGTTGGCCATTTGCTGCTCAATGGCAGCGGCCTCGGCCTGCTTCTGCGGGTCGGCCATGGGTGATGCCATGGCCTGCTGAGCAAGCGCCATCTGCTGGGCCTGCTGCTGTTCGGCGGCAACTTCCTCGTCGGTCTTGATCAGGCCAACGGTGTCGACGCCCATCGAGGCAGCAAGCCTGCGGATCAACTCCGAGGGGTTGACTCGCATCGTCACCTCCTGCTGGCCAATGGCATTGCCGAGCTCGGCGATGGTGCTGACAAAACGCACCACCCGCTCGAGGTCATTGCTGCGGCCAACAGCGGCCAAGCCAACACTGACCACCGGCCGCACCAGCTCTTTAGGGAGGGGCTGGAGCTTGCCCTGGCGGATCAACAGATCCAGTTTGCGGGTGACGTAAGGGGTCTGGAACTCAGTGGTGAGGATCGAATAGATCGAGCCCAGAGAGTTCTCGATCTGCAGCGCCTGCAGTCGGACCTCTTCTGCAGTGGTCCGCTCGCTGTCGCGCACGTCGGCCAGCATGAAGGCCTGGCTGAGGCGGGCCTCAACCCGGGCCAGGCCGGCCATGGCCACCTGCATGTCGCCGGCCTTCTGCACCTGCAGGGCCTGGACGTCATTGATGTCGCCAACGACAAAGGCGCCATTAGCCGCGTCCGCCAGTGCCTTGGCTTTGGTGACGCCGTTGGGGCGCACCAGGAACCGGATGGCGGCGCTGGCCAGGGAGCCTTCGGCCACTGCCTGGCTCAGGGCTTCTGCCGTTTTCAGATCAGCCAGTGCGGCTGACTCGACATAGCCCACCCCGTAGGGCTGGCCATCCACGCGCGACATCCGCAGCGGCATCCAGGGGTTCGACTCGATCGGGGCCTCGCCCTCGCTGCCGGGGATCCGCTTGCCCTTGACCTCCTGATACCACTCGACTTTGTTCTTCTCCCAGTGAACGCAGGTGTAGACCTTGACCGTCTTGTCGTACTCGCCGATCTCGTCGTAGTCGTCCTTCGCCAGGCGCCCGACAATGTCGTCCTCGTCCTCCTCAAGCAGCGCTTTGATCTCGGGCGGGAGTGTGTTCATCGCCAGCTCCTCGCACGTCACCACCTCCAAGGGGTTGCCCATGGGGTCGCGTGAGCAGACGTATCGGTTCAGGTGGTAAACCTTCAGCCCCTCTTTGCCGACGTAGAGCAGCACGTTTCCGCAGACGATCAGCCACAACAGGGCCTCGTGGAAGGCGACGCGATCGTTGGTGCTCTCTATGGAGCGGAGCACTTCCCGCTCCATCTTTGCCAAGGCTGAGTCGAACTCCGACTTCTGCGAGGTGTCGATGCCCTGGCGGATCATCTCCATCTCGTTGAGCGTGAACCGGAAGAAGCTCTGCGTTGGAGGGAGAAGAGCCAAAAGCATCCGGCTTGCCAAATTGAGCACGCCCCGGGCGCCGATGCCATTCCACGGAAGGGGGAACACTTCTTTGTTCCCCTTGGTGGGTTCGTTGCTCGAAGGCACGAGGTAGGGGAGGGTCAGCCGCGCAGCCTCCCGCCCCCGCTCGAGGTGGTAATTCCGATCGGGCTCGAGGGCCCGGTAGCGCTGCGCTGCGGTGGCCATGATCAGACGGGGATGTTGAGGCCAGTGCCGGCCGTTGCGGTCTCAACCGGCGCGATTGCCAGCGAGGTGTTGAGATTCTTCAGGCGGCGGTTAATCGCCTGTGTCACCTGGGCGCCCTGAGCCGGGGCGTTGGTGGTTGTCATCACCGCATAGGGAGCGGCCGACATTTGCTGCTGCTGGTTGCTCGCGGACATCTGATTCATCAGATCGCTCACCATCCCCATGTAGAGGTCTTGGTTCGCCTGGTTTTGCGCGACGGCAGCATTGATCGCATCGATCATTGCCTGGCTTCCGTCGTCTACCGACTCGGACCACTGCTCCGTCTGATTGCTTACGTCGGGCGTTTGCTGCGCTGGATCAGCGGTAGCCGTTGGCGCCTGCGTGACCTTCACCTTTGTGGACGGCATGAAGCTGTAGGTCGGCAGTGTCGTTGTGGTGCTCTGCCCCTTGATCATTGGCGACTGCGTTGTCTGCGAGCCACTAACAGCCCAGCCGGAGCCTGGCTTGGGAGCAGGGGCAGCACCAGTCGGCGTGTAGCTGATGACGCCTTGCTTGTTCTGGTCAATGTTGTAGGCCTGCTGGGCGTTCTGGCCGATCGTTGCGTTGTTCTTGGCGGCAACCGTCAGGATCTTTGCCGTCGAGATGCCGGCGTTGTTCAGATTCCTGATCTCGGACTGCGTCAGCTTGTTGTTGCCCTTAAGGGCCTGCTCGACTTTCTTCCTTGCTTTGCTGGCCATAGGTAGCGCTCCTAAATGGTGAGGGTGCTGGATGGAGTGCGGTCAATCCGCAACGCTTGCCTGGTCCGGCCAGGCCTGTAGTTCTCGTCGCGGAACCGGCCGACCACCGGCCGATCGGCGCTGTCCTCCGGTGGAGGTGCGCCCTTCAGCAGGCTTTGCCGCATGGCGTCCTGCTGAAGCAGTTGCTGGTTGTCGGCAGCCATCTCCGACAGATCTTTCAGCTGGGTCAGCGTGTCCTGCAGTCCTTGGTTCGACTGGTTCAGCAGGTCTTGCGCCAGGTTGAGCTCGTTATCGGATTTGAGAAGGTCTCTGACCTTGTCCCACATGAACTGGGTGTTGTTCTCAACCTTGTTGGCGCGCGGATTCTTGTACTTGTTCTTGACCGACTTGCGCTGCTGACGCGCATTGCCCAGCTTTTCCTTGTACGCGGCCGGATCCATCTGGCCCTGCTTGGCCTTGATCCGACGCACGCGCTGATTGGCCTGCTTGTACTTCTTGGTGCTTTGCAGCGGGTCTGTGATGCGAGCCGCTGGCACGCTGCCGCCGCCACCTCCAACGCACATCAGCCCACCTCCAGGTCAATACCTTTCTCGAACTGCTCCTGCATTGCTGTCACCAGAAAGCGGACCACAGAGGCCTGGCCGGAGCGAAACCAGACCTCCTTTTCGGTCCACTGCAGATCAGGCGCACGGTCCGGGAACTTCTGCGCCAATGCACTTACAAGGCGCTCAGAGATCGGAGGCAGCGCAACCACTACAGGCCTGCAGATGTAGTCAGGCTACCGGCGGGCTCCATAACAGGGGAGTGCCGGTTTGCAAGTCATACTCACCAGCCCGAAGGATGCGAGCACACCTGGCCTGGGTGATCGCATAGTCCTCGCTGAGCTCCTTCTTGGCGTAGGCGGCGAGCACTGTCTGCCACATCTCCACCTCCGTAGAGCAACTAGCCAGGGCCCTCTCCGCTGTCACCGGTCCATAGCCGGGACAGCCGGGGTAGTTATCGGTGGCGTCGCCGGTCAGCACCTGGGCGTAGAAGGTGCGATCGGCCTCGAGTCTGCTGGCGTGAATGATCTCGCCATTGCGCAGGTGCAAGCCCGGGATGGTGAGCAGGTCTTTGTCGATGGAGGCGATGATGTCGCCCTCCTCGTACAGCACGCCCAGCACGTCATCGCCCTCGATGTCAGGCAGGCGCTCAACCCGCCAGCCCCGGGACTGCGCCGCCTTTTCAACCCACTCGATCAGCTGCTTGTAGCCGGCTGGCCTGCGGTACTTCTTGCGGTTCGCCTTGTACTGGGGCCACACGCCATAGCGAAAGGAGACGCGATCCCCAAAGACCAGGCAGGGCTGGTGATCGGGGGCGCCCTCGCGGATCTCGGCGATCAGCTCCTGGAAGTTGGCCTGGGCATCAGCGTGCCTGCATAGATAGGTCCAGTCGCCGTCATCCCACTCGGCCTCCCATTCCGCCGCGGTGGCAGAGCGGAACAGGTAGACCTCGGCGTCGATCAGGAGCTTCATTCGCCGACCTCCCGGATGAGTCGATCGGCCACCTCGTTGATGGCCAGGAAACAGATACGGGCCTGGCCCTCATCTGGCGCCCAGGTGCGGATGCGCTGGCTGATCTCAAACACCACCGCTTTCATCCGGCGGCGGTCGTCGATGCTGTATTCGCCAAGGCTCCAGTAGAGCTCGGTCAGTTCATTGAGAAGGGTCACTCGAGTGCCTCAACAGTTGCGTTTGGCCAGCGGTTTTCGCAGTAGCTGATTGCCTTGGCCTTAGTCGGCGCCGGCATCACCACGCGCATCGCAGGCATGTCTGGCTGCTTAACCCGCAGGCGGAAGTCGCGGGTGCGCTCGTCAGCCTTCGGCCTGCTGACGCCAGGGCCGAGGTTGGGCTCGGCCCACCCGG